ATGAATGCACGCGCCCAAAATGTTGTTCTAGCTAGCGAATCGCTGACTGCCAAACAGTTGGCGTTCGCGCGTGCCTATGTCGAATGCCGGAACGCAACGCTGGCGTACAAGATGGCGTACCGCGTGGACGTTGCCGGCAACACCCCGGAATGGATTTACAACGAAGCCAGCCGGCAGCTTGCACACCCCGGTATCGCCATGGCTATCCAGGAACTGCATGACGCGGCTGCGGCGCAGACCATCATCACGGCGCGGCAGCTTGTCCAGGACCTAGTAGACATGGCCAGCGTTGACCCGGAAGAAGTCACCAGCGTGCGGACCATCAACTGCCGCCATTGCTGGGGCGCTGACGGGCGCTACCAGTGGCGCGATGAAGCCGAACTATCCCAGGAATGCGAAGCAAAACAGACGGACGTTGACCGGGGCGTCAAGTGGGTCAAGTTCCCTGATGCCCTGGGTGGCTTCGGATACACGCCCCAGAAGGGGCCGAACCCTGAATGTTCGAAGTGCAACGGCACCGGCCTAACGCAGGGTGCGGTCACCGACAGTGCCACCTGGTCAATCAAGGCCCGTAAGCTGGTCAAGGGCGTCAAGCAAACGGCCAACGGCATTGAAATCCTGATGAATGACCCGCTGGCTGTGCGTGTCGAATTGCTAAAGATATTAGGCGTGTACGGCAAGGACATCAAATTGAACCCAGCGGAACCGGATGCCCCAGTGGCAGCCGATGCGACCGAAGCCCAGGCAGCCAATGGCTACCTGGAAATGCTGGGATAGAAAACACGCGCGCTGTAGGGCTGCTCCCCCTGGTGGCAGCGCGCGGTTTGGGAACGCCCCCGGCAACGGGGGTTTACTCAATCGTGCAGGTGCTTCAGCGTGTACCAGATGATCCCCAGGATGGCGGCAGCGCCCACCAGCGCCACGAGGATGAACAGTTCCACATCGGTCAGCGAACGGTCCCGGCGCTTCATGACGGCGCACCGTATTCCATCCATTCACAGTGTTTGCACACCAGCACGAAGTGCGTAGACCCCGACGCGCGGCCTTCGCCCTTGGGGCTGCCCATGTACCGCATGCGCTTGGTGTGTAGGGCCCAGGCGGCAGCGTAGCGCCAACCACAGGCGTTTCATTCGACACCCTGCGTAGCTTCAAGCTGATGGATGCGCGTCTGCATCTGGTGTTCATAGCGGGCATGGATGCCATTGACCCAGTAGAACAGGCCCATGACAGCGGCCAGGATGACGGCGCCCCACTGGCGCGGATACAGGCCATATATGCGGTTCATGCTCCTAACCTCCTAATCAGTTCGGCCCGTTCGCGTGCGGCAACCAGCGCCGCTTCTTGCTGCGCGGGGGTGCGACGTGCAGCCATCTGCAACGCCTGGTTGGCCGTCTGTTCGCTGCGTGTGTGCTTCTTGTCCATGTAGCTAGTATCGGATGTTCCCATGGGAACTTGAGTGATGCGCGTCACAGATTGACCAGGTAGTCAACCGCGCACCAGGCCCAGCCTGCGCCCGATGATGTCCAGCGCCTGGCCTGATACCACCATGGCTTCACGCTTCCAGGGAAAACGGTCATAGGCGTCCTGATAATTCAAGATGCGGTTGCGGAAGGCTGCGTCCGATTCCACGGGCTGCGTGATGTGGTCCAGGCCGTTGAAGAACGCATGGGCCAGCGCATCTTCCAAGTCAGTGCGCAGCGTGTCCATTACGTCAACTGTTTCCACATGGGTGGCTTTGCAGGTAGCGCAGCGGCAGGCCCATGGCGTCAGCCAGCGCTTGCTGTAGCACGTCCTGAATCATCGTGTAGCCATCGTCATTGTACGGAATGGCCGGCCCGTAATGCAGCCGCATGCCTTCCAGCCGGCGCCTGCGCACGTCGGCCGCAGTCATCGGCGCCGCGCTGTGTGAATCGACGTGCAGCGCTAGGCGATGAAACAGCGCACTCCCATCCTGCGCACCATGTTCAGCCGCTTCCTGTACCGCGCCAGCGTGCTGTATCGGTTGGGGTATCACAACGGCTTCCGCGAAGGCGTGCGGTTCGAAGTGCGGCGCCGGCCACAATTCGGTGCCGAAGTGCGCAAGGCAGCGGAACGCATGGTGGACTGGCTGGACGTTGCCAGGGCCGACGCGGTGCGCGCGGCCGACACCACACAGGACGCCCTGGTGCTAGGGGCCTTCGCTATTCTAGTCACATCACCGGCTATTTGTTTATCTATGCCGGCACTCTCCGCAGCCAAGCGCCGCGCGCTCTTTTGCGGGCCGCGAGTTTTGCCAGCGGGATCACCACCAATGGGGCGAGCGCCACTATATTGCAGCAACAATTCCCCCATGCGGAAGATGGCTTCTTTATGGACGCGATTAACGTCGCGTGACAGTTCCGGCATCTTCGCCATTTTTGCGGCGGCAGCCAGCGCGGCCAGCTCGTCCTTCCACGTAAGCAGTTCGGACAGATCGCAGCACGCGGCAATGGCGCGTTGGGCCACACCGATGCGAACCGGCAGCGTGGCGCCGTTGATGACGGCCGGGGTTAGCTCACTAGGCAGCGGCTTAAATTTGGGTGCCGTAAATTTCACTACAGAGTTCATGATTTGCTCCTAAAGGTTGACCAGGCCGTTAAACTATCATGTTCCCGCAGGAACATTGTGACTTGCATCACAAATTTGGATCAAGTATGCTAGGCCCAATGAAACCTAGCGAACTGCACGATATTTTCAGATATGACCCGTTGACCGGAAAGCTGTACTGGATGCATAGCTACCGTGGCCCCATTCGCGCTGGCGACGAAGCTGGCACCATCAATGCTGATGGCTATCGCGTGATAAAGATTCGCCAGCGCAGGTTTATGGCCAGCCATATTGTGTTCGCTATGCATAATGATCGCTGGCCATCACCAGAAGTGGACCACCGCAATCATCAGACCGACGACAACCGCATAGGCAATTTGAGAGAATGCACGCGGCTGCAAAATTGCCATAACATCCGCGCAAAGGGTTACCGATTTGAAGCTGACCGCAACCGCTGGTTGGTGCGCATTGCTATCGGTGGGAAGCAAACTAATCTTGGCCGCTACATCACTGAAGCTGAAGCTAAGGCCGTTTATGACGCAGCGAAGCGCCTGCACTTTAAGGAATTCGAAGATGCCGATTCTAACCATTAATTGGAAAAATCCAGACTATGCCGACGTGTTCAAAGAACGCGCACGGCGCCTGAAATGGCTGCGCGACAATCCCGCGAAGCTGGCGCACATCAAGCGATATTATAAAGATCACATTGCGGACTTTATCAATGATTTCGCCATGACTATGGACCCGCGCGTATCCGGCAAGGGCCGCACGCCACTGATGCCGTTCATTCTGTTCCCCAAACAGGTGGAACTGGTCAACTTCATCATTGACCAATGGCGGAATGATGAACCTGGCGTGCTGGTCAAGTCCCGTGACGTAGGTGCGTCCTGGATTGCATTTGCCACCGCGTGCGCGCTGTGCATCTTCAACAAGGACATGGCCGTGGGCTTCGGTAGCGCGAAGGAAGACAAGCTGGACCGCAGTGGTGACCCGGATACCCTGTTCGCCAAGGGCCGCATGTTCATGCAGTACATCCCTGCGGAGTTTCGCGCGGGGTACACCGAAAAGAACAACGCCACCCACCTGCGCATTGGTTTCCCCGATACCGGGTCAAGCATCACGGGTGAAGCCGGTGACAACATGGGCCGTGGCGGACGTAAGGCTATTTACTTCATTGATGAAGCCGCGTTCGTGGAACGCCCACTGAAGATTGACGGCAACTTAGCGGCGAACACCAACTGCCGCATTGACATGTCCACGGTGAACGGCACGGCTAACCCGTTCGCGCAAAAAGCCCTTAACGGCAAGGTTAAACGCATGGATATCACCTGGCGCGATGACCCGCGCAAGGATGAAATCTGGTATGCGAAAAAGGTCATTGAAATAGACAACCCTGTGATTGTCGCGCAGGAATTGGATTGTAGCTGGTCCGCATCGGCGGAAGGCGTCATCATCCCGTCCGTGCATGTGCAGGCGCTACTTGACGCACACGTCAAGCTGGGCATCAAGCCGTCTGGAATGAAGCGCGGGGGCCTGGACGTTGCCGACATGGGGCGGGACAAGAACGCGTTTGTGGCGCGGCATGGTTGCTTAGTGCCCTTCGCGTCGCAGTGGGCCGGCAGCGCTGAAAAGGTCATGTCAGAGACAGCGGAAAAGGCGTTCACCATGTGCGATGACTGGGGCTTATCCACCTTCCTGTATGACGGTGACGGCCTGGGCGCCGGCACGCGCAGCGACGTGAAGCGCCTGGCAGCCAACCGCACGCTGCAACAGATGCGCCCCGTGGTGGCGAAGATGTACCGGGGCAGCGGCGCCGTCCACAATCCGGAAGCGAAGGTGAAGGGCACGGACCGCACGAATGAAGACTATTACAAAAATGCGAAGGCCCAGAATTGGTTCCACGTCGCGCGCATGTGCAAGGTGACTTACAACGCGGTGGTGCATGGCCTGCCCTATGACCCCGTGGACATCATCAGCATTGCCAGCACCTGCCCCGAACGCACGCGGCTGATGGCCGAACTGTCGCAGCCGGTTTACAAACAGGACAACGCGGGCAAGATGCTGGTGGACAAGCTGCCGGACGGGGCGCTAAGTCCGAATCTTGCAGATGCATTAGTCATCGCGTTCAGTCTAGGTGGTGGCGGTATGAGTATTTCCCAGGATGCGCTTGACCGTACTGGTGGTCCAAATGTCAACTGAAGCTGAGCGACGCGCAAAGGCCAGTTGGAAAAAGCGCAATCCCGAACGCGCCCGCATGCATTCGCGGAATACGATGCGCAGACTGAAAGCGGCCAACCCCGAAAAGTACCGGGCCATGGGCCGTAAATCGCGCGGCCTACCTTTACCGACGCGTCCCGCACCGCAGCTTTGTGAGTGCTGCGGCAAACCTGAACGGCCGGAACGGGGTATCTGTTTGGACCATGACCACCCCAGCGGAAAGTTCCGGGGATGGCTTTGCCACAAGTGCAACACGGCCATTGGGGCCTTGGGTGACAATTGGCAAGGCGTCTATGCTGCGCTTGATTATTTGTTCCGCAATGGATTTGGGCCTGCGTAAAGTGCTACCATAGGTGTGCGCAACCATTGACCAGGATACACCCGAATGCAAGCCCCCATGAACACGGCTGATATAGCCGGCATTTTTGCCCAACAGAAGGTTGGCATTCGACCGGTGGTGTTTCAGAAGATAATGGACGCCATCGCTATAGACCAGGGCGTCCCCGTACACGCGTTCAAAATGCCGGACCTTCCCCCTGGGGTCCGTCCCGACAAAGCCCCGACTGGGGACGCCCTGTTCCTTGCAATGGACAGCGAAGGCCGCGCGGAAACCATGGCCATGGATGACGGGGGCGCCGGCCTGCCCGCCTTCGGGTGGCTGAACGGTTACAACCAGTTCGGTTGCAACCTGGCATTTCCCGGCTATCCGTACCTGGCGAACCTTACCCAGATTTCAGAATACCGCGCGCCCAGCGAAGTCATCAGCACGGAAATGACGCGCAAGTGGCTGCGCCTTGTGGGCAAGGGCAAGGTCAAATCTGATGACAAGATTGCCGAACTGACGGACCACATGCATAAGCACCGCGTGCGAGACAAGTTCGCGAAGT